GCGATGATTCGTGGAGTCTTGAGCGTCTTACGGACGGTGATAACCCTAGTGGCTATCTCGTCCGAAGGTTCGAGGATGGAGACGTTGTCCGTCCTATCAAGAAAGGACTCCGACGGGATGAGATTTTCCCAGTGAGGGAAGATCTCTTCGAGTCGGCGGGTCCACGAGAGCTGATTGTACTTCGCGTTGCCGCGAAGCTTATCAGCAGTGGAACCCGGACCATGCTTAGGAATGACTCCCTGGTCGTAGATTCGAGAATCTACAGAGCCAAAGAAGTCACGCCACAGCAGCTGGGCGATCCGACTGAAATCACCGAGGTAATCAATTTTCGGTGACAACAGAACCAGATCGGCAGAACGTACATCCTGCTCACACTCGATGTACCGCGTAATGGCTGCATCTCGCCTTATGGGCGTACAGTCACGCTTCAACTTACCAAACATCAGTGTTAACTGACGGACGGCTTGTATAGCGTTTACGTTAGGTTTATCGAGTAGCAGACCGCTACTTCGATCGAACACAAGACCAGTGAAACCTTGGAGGAATCCAGGGAGACACCCGTGTCTGGCGGACTTAGAAAATCCGTTGAACATGGCGTGGTCGATGAACCCTTGCTCAAGACCTCTTTCAAAGTCTGAGCAAAAGTTCGGTAGGGTAATCGTCAGAAACGATAACCCCTCGTGTTCGAAGCGTTTCAGGATGGTTTTGCCATCTTGAATGGTGCTTGTGTCGCATCTCGTCCCCAGTTCTTCGAGGACGACCAGTTGTAGCGCGATCAGGCTTTTCAAGCTTCCCCTTCCGTTTAACGGTTAGGTGGTGCTTCCTCAGCCACGCGCTCTCCATAGCCAGCAGAACTATAAGAACGTCATTCACCCACGGATGGGTGAACTCCATTCTAGTTCTGCCCACCCAGAATCTGGGTGACCATCGCTCCAGAAGAGGCTGCAAGTTGGGCGGCGAAGCCGTCCCATGCAGCCTTAACTTCGGCGACCGTGTAACCGTTGACGGGAACATCCCACACAACAGTCATTGAAGCTGTTGAGCGGGTGTTCGTCGACGGAAGCAACGGATCCGCCGAGACCTTGGAGATGTTCAGTCGAGCAGCGCGTCGGACCCTCTTGCCATAGGCATGAGAGATGACCTCGCTGGTCGAAGTGTCAGCACTTGTAAAAGTGCCGGAACTCGGACCGGTGCCAGTCTTTGGAAGACTGACCGCCGTTCCGCTGATCGTGATGGATTGTGGGTCGGAAAGCATGGCAACGCCCTAACTGGGTTGTACGTGCAGACTCACGGTTGTGAATCTGGCGGGTACTAAAGTACCCGACTCCCATGACCTTGGGTTATACCCAAGGCCGTGAGTATGGCCTGTTGACGGGATGTGAGATCCTCGTCACGCAAGCCGAAACCATAAGGTGATGCCTTGTGTCGAAGCTTTTGGGTGAATGTAACATCCATCCTAAGCGACGTCGGAGCTGAACTTCCAGGTCTTGGAGTCAGCCCCAATTTAAGGTATGTACGGGTAGCACTTGTTGAGTGCATCACATATCCGTACTTCATCACGAGCTCGTCATTGTCTAGCGCAACGACATTGGATATGAACGTTCCAGTGTCGCTGTACCAGTCGGCGAGCCAGGAGAATGGCGAAAGTTCCCAGAATGTGTCCGCAGAAAAACGCAGACCCAGCAGGTGGTTAGCCTGCTCCTCATACCTATCAAGACGATCGAGGACAGAATGACCCTCGTTCATATAGTAGGTAAAGGCACCTGAGAACC